TGCAAGATTTAAAATATTAACATTTAAAGCTCTTTGTGTTGGATTATAAACCGCATTGTAAGCCTCTGTATCAGTTAGATATACATTGGTTGCTCTGTCTTTATAAACATCATTTAATATTTCGGTTGTGGTAAAATAATTTGCCATAATTAGATTTTATTTTCTATTGTGATTGTATTAGGATATGCTCTTAGTATAGGTTCGTAAAGAGGGTCGATATTAGCAACATAAATAAATGTGATTCCGTCAATGACATAAGTTTGTTCGACAAAATCCACTCTTAAACCTAAGAATAATTGTCCTAAATCATCTGCTATTAAAATATGTTCTAATATTTTTTCATTAGCAACAATTCGGATAGGTTTAATATCCATCAACCAACATTGACTATCTGCGCTAACTATGAATCCTGTTTCAACATCAAGAATATTAGCAACACACCCCTCAGTTTCAAACTCTTTAAATGTCGGATTAATTAATACAGATTGATATGTATCTGAAACATAATCAACCCTTTTATCTTGGGCATTTAACCCTAAGTCTTTGAAATAAGGATTTGAATAGAGTTTATAATAAACTCCTGACTCTTTCATTTTATTAACTAAAATGATTCCTCCACTTATATAGTTATTTAATTGTATCATACTTTATTTTTATTTATGTTAAAATATTACCCGTTGTATAATTGTTTAGCTGTATCATTTTATTTATTATTAGCTGTTATATTTGTAGCGTTTCCTGAATTATCTGTAAAACCGCCCGCGAATCTATTATTTGTTATTATTGAATCTGTTACACCTAAACTTAGAACTGTCGCTCCTACTATTCTATTAGCATCAATATTATAATTATCACCTCCTACGGTTAATGCTCCTGTAATTTCATTTCTCACGATATCAACATCGTTTACAGAAATGTTTAAATAATTGATAGTATTGTTTATAAACTTATAAGTTCCGTAATTAATCGGAGAAATTCCATTAAACATCGTTAATGTACAAAATTCAAAAATATGAGGGCAATTATTTGATAAATATTGCAAATCAAATTCTCCTATGCAATTTTTAAAATGAAGTGCGCTTCTATTTGTAGACGGATAAACTCTACTCTTAACATTTGAATTTTCCCAATATCCTGACATCGCAGCAACTGGAGTACCTCTAAAATTTCGTGCTGTTTTTGCTTTTGTACTAAATCCTATTGTAGCAAATCCAACTCTATCGTCATTTTTGCAGTCTGTGAAATTACAATCGAATTGAATAGTCGTGGACGCTAAACTAAATATCCCTCGAAATTCGCATCTTATAAAATCGACTGGCGCATTGACAAGATTATAGCAGCTAATTCCACCACCTTTGATAATACAATCTGTTAATGTACTTTTTCCAGCCGCAATGTAGTTTGCAGCGATATCTCCCCACTTAAAATAACATTCGGATATCTGAGCATCTGTAAAGAAAGCGTAGGAAGCTGATGCGGTGCTTTCAAATCTAACATTCCGCGCTCCGCAATTTTTAAATCCTTGAAAGTTAATTGTGGAATTAACTTTTATCGTGAATTGCGATGTGTATTTAGTTCCTGTTAATCCTATTATTACGCCGTCGCTTCCTGACCAATAATAGCTTCCTGTTTCAATTATAATTCCTGCATCAGCAGCCATTAATACATTATCGAGTGAAATATCAGCATTTAATGTTATATTTGATATTATTTTCCATTTTGTTCTATTATCTGCCTGTGCTTCGGCAACATTTGGATAATTTCCGCCAGTTCCAATAGTACAATCAAAAAAGTTTGTTGCACTATTATCTATAATATTTCCAGTAATATCTGTTCCAAGAGTAGTAGCACTTAATAGTGTTGTAACTTTTAAATTATTTACTGTGATACCATAAGTTCCTAAATCAACATCGGATGTTGCTCCAGTATAAGGAACTAAACCAGTTGTATCTCCACCAAGTGGAATAATATCCCAAGTTGAACCATTATAAATTTCAAGTGTATTAGTATCAGTCTTAAACAGTATGTCATTAACTTGTAAATCTATAGTAGGATATGTAGCTTGTCGATAAACAGAACTCTTTAAATCATTAATATCATCTATTAAATCAATTAATTGTTTATTAAGAATCGGTCCAGTTATTTCGTTATTACCATTAGCTTTTATAACAGCATTGATTTGGTTTTTTAACGCATTTATAGTCATTAGTAGTTATTTTTTTAGATAAAGAAATCTTCAGAAAAGTCCCAGTTATAATCTCCTTCAGTTATATTAACATCTTCACCTCTTGTTGCTGCAATGTATCCTGCAGAATTTAAAGAGTTTTTGTTGAAAGGCATTCTAAATTTATTGAAGTTATAAAAATCAACATAAGTACCAATTCCAAACTTAGTAAAGAATGGAACGATATCCTCTAATTTAGATAGATTAGTCAATGCATAATCTAATGGAGTTTGATTCTCGTATCTTAGATACACATTCTCTTCCAGATAAACTGGTTTTACTGTTACACTTGTTATAAAACTTATTGCCATTATTCAACTTCTATATTAAAATCAGCTCTACTTGTAAAACCATCAAATTCAATGCTAATGTTCTTAACCTTGTAATTATCAATCTTTAAAGCGTCTGTAATGTTTTTTTTGTACTGGCTACGAGCCTGTGACATATGTAAATATTTAGATATGTTAGCTCCAATCAACGGATTCTGTTTCCATTCACCTTTTGCGGATACTAAATTCAGTCTAATATTTTGAGAATCGGAATTATCAATTACAAAATCTCCATCGAAAAATTGTAATTGGTATTCATCATCAATATTTAAAAGTATATCTGTCATATTAGTTATTTTACGTTATGATTTGAAAGTTTAAGCTTATTTAAATAGTGAATTTATTTGCTTTTTTATATTCTCATAATCTTTATCTAATTTAAGAAGAGCTGTATTATAAGGAACTTGTCCTGTAAATATAATAGCACCTCCTCCAGATGGAGCTACTAATCCTGCTGCAAATAAATTAGAAAAAGTGCTATCAGAATCTCTTGTATATGTTGCTAAATTTAGTAAAACATCCTTTAAAGATACTATTTCATTTCTAATATCTATTTTAGAATCTCTTAATTCCAGTCTAACTACACCTCCAGAATTTGGACTTTGATTATTTCCGTTTAAAAGTATTCCTCCTGTTGCGCCTATTTGAATTGAAGATTGTAAGCCATTTCCTCCACCAGTTTGTATGGATGATGTTAAATCAATATAATCTGGATTTATTTCAATATAAGTATCTTCATTTCTTAATTTAGCAGATAATTCTAAAAGCAATTGAATCTTTTTATTATTAACTGAAAAATCTATTTTAGGAGCATCTACAGTAACTTCAGTTCCATCCTTTTTCATTACAGCAGATGATGCCTTTGAAACCTGAGTAATATATGCATCACTTTCATTTAACCATCCAATAGTTACATAAGAATCTATATCGGGGATTATCCATAATCCTTCATCTGTCTTTAGTAATGTTGGGTCAGGATTAATTGGAACATTGAATAACCAATTTTGTTTAGATAATTCAACTTCTGTATCAGTCATAAATGTAACTCCAGAAACTCTACTGGATACTGTTGGGTTATCTTTATTATGAATATCTACTCTAATAGTGTTACTTCCATCTTTTATGTTTAAATAATAAGTACTTGGATTAAAACTTTCATCATCAATGGGTTCTATGTTAAAAACTAATGAATTTAATTTTTCGATTCCATTAGCATAAGTACTCCCAAAATCTCTAACTCTACAAACTTGAGATTGTTTTTGGTATGGACTCGCTGGAGCTGTTATATTCTTTAATAAATTTCTTATTTCACTCATAATATTATTGTTTTATTTCTGGTTCTGGTTCTACTTTTCTATCCAATTCAATTTGTTGTCTTATTCCAGATTTCATATCGAATGTAGTTGTTACTGATTTAACATAATAATCTATAAAATTATTAGTGCCATCTGTTATATAATTTGGAACATCTTTGATATGTGATAGATTAATTTTTAATCTAACTATATCACCTTGTCTAACATAAGGTTCGCCAGCAACTGTTATTGTTCCTCTTAAACCTGAACTTGGATAAACTTTATAAAAGTCTAATATTTTTTGTTTAAGTTCTTTAAGTGTTAGATTTGGATAATTCAGAGTAACTTCATTAAAATCTTGAATAGTATTTCCTGATAAAATTTCAGTTTGACTATCAGCAATACGTTGTTCCTGTGCTCGTTTTTCCTTAATTTGTTCATCAGTTAAACCGACATATTTATTTTTTAACTTAGTTTCTTGTTCTTCCTTTGTTTCTATAAAATGGTCTCCAGGTAAAGAATTTTGATAAATAACAGTATATTTTTTATGGTCATCGGTATTGAAAGATGTTGCTGTTATTCTTAAATTATCTTTATCTGTATTATACCATTCTAAATTGTTTTCAAATATCGGATTATAAGGGTCTTCATCACTTTGAAAATATGGATACGCGAATTTAAGTGTTCTACTATATTGGTTTTTACTAATAACTGTAATTCCTGGATTAACTCCTACTGAAGATTCAGTTGTATCAACTCTATTTTCAACAAAAAGACGTTTAACTCTTGTTCCATCTCCAGCAATTTGATAGTATTCTTGTAGATGCCAATTTCCCCATCCAATATACAGAGTTGGCTCAACAAGATATTCCGAACTTTGTACTTCTCTTCTATTATCAACAAACTCGTTTCGGAAGAATACTTTCATTCCAAGCAAATCAATAAGATAATATTGAAATATTTCTGCTGGTGTAAAAGATGTTTTCATTACTACCTTTCCAAGTGCTGTATCATAACATCTCATCTTTGGTACTAATACTGATGTATCTTGGAAAAAGTCTTTCTTTCCTTTTAAATTAATAAACAACCATTGAACAAGATGATATAAATTGAATTTTTCAGATTTAGTTTCATCTATAACAAGTTTAGGAAAATCTTTATGTGTTAATTCTTTTGGAAAGTTTTGTTTGAAAGATAAGCTTCTTTTGAATTTGTACATTGAATCATCTAACTTAATAGTTATAAAATCATTATTCTCTAAAAATTCAGTAATATAACCAACAAAACGTGTTTGATAGTTATCGTTATAACCCATATCAATCATTAAATCAGTTCCAACAAATAATTTAATCTCTTTATCAAATAGATTGCTTTTTAATAATAAATAGCCTTTCTGAAAAATACCATTAACAACTTTATCTCTATAGATGCTGCAATTCTTAATAGGAATATTAATAGTTGCTGTTTGCGTTAGATTCATATAACTCTCAGATATAGTGCAAGATGATACTCCTGTAATTCTATATGTTAGCAGTGTTTCTTTTTGATGAAGTACTGGTCTTTTATATGTATCTGTTGCATATAATGGCACGTTTTGAGAAACTGGGACATATTCTTGTCTAAGTATTCCCAATCTACAATTCATTTTCTTCATATTATAATTCTTCTATTATATCTATTTCTATATCAGATTCCATTGAAATCGTAAAATTAATGATGTTTGAAAACTGTTTATCTGGTGTAAATGAGAAATCAGTAATAACTACATTTTCGATACCAAAGACATCATTGAGAAAAGTTGATGTAACAATGCAAGATTTGTTAGCATTTTCGATAGTTCCAAATTTCTTTATATTATCAAAATCATCTTGGAATGGAATAACACCTGCAACTTTACCAGATAAAGATATCAAATAATCTCCATCTGAATAAAACTCTTTAAAAGTTGAATTAATGCCATTTACAGCCGTTCTAACAATGTTTTTAGTCTTATTGACAGTTATCTCCACATCATCAAGATAAAACGATTTAGAGTTAATTCCGTGTTGTGATACTTGATTTGCAATTGTTTGTTGTACTTTATTAGAATAAAGTGGAGATGTTTGTGTTGCATCTTCTTGCATAGTTAATATTACATAATCTAATATAGGAGTTCCAAGATTTGAAAACTTTGCCAATTGAAATTGATTTGCTAATTGAACAGGATTTATTTTAGTTCCAGTTCTTGCCATTTCAAAAGCACTACTTGTTGCTATAATATCTAAAAAATTGCCTAATGTATGTTCTAATGCCATTTTATTTTATATTTTTTAAGAGAATAATTGAGCTGAACTTTGATTTACAACATTTGTTAATGCTCTTGTCAATAAACGTTCTATTTCAGCTGGAGATTCACTAAGATTTGTTGTAGATATAGTTATACCATCTTTTACTAATGCATCTATATTAATCGTTAAAGATTTTACGTTTCTATTAGCTGCTATTGCAGTTAAATCTTTTTCTGGAGTAGTAATAGAAGATTTCTTTATTGGTTTATCTTTTTTAAGTTTATCTATTATTGTTGCTTGGTATCCACCTTTTCCTTTAAGCATAGATTCTAATGCTCTTATACTAATTCCAGTTTCTACAATAGCTTTATCTCTATCTAATCGTTGTGATACAGAACCTTCTCCAAATGTAGGAATATCTAAATTATTAAGTCGTTCAAGTTCTTTATTTTGTGCATCCAATTTTCTTTTTATTTGAGATGCTTGTGATTTATCATCTCCAGTTATAGTCTTTTGAAAACTTTCAATAGCAGCATTTGTTCTTTTATCTAATTCTTCTTGTGATAACCCTGCATATTGAATACTTATTTTATTTGCATCGTTTAAGAATCCTAATATATCCGATAAAGAATTAATAACAAATGTAAATACTTTATTAAATGCTCCTTCTGAATCAGTAACAGATGCTACAAACTTATTCCATTCCTCAGATAATGATAATTGTGCTTTTTGATAATCGGTTGTTGTATCTTTTACATCAGTAAGACTTGTATTTAAAGTATCAAGTGTTGTTATAAATTTACCAGCATCCTCACCAGCACCGCCGAAAATATCCGCAAAAACCGTTTGTCTTGCTTGCACATCTAAATTCTTCATCTCTTTGGAAATCAATTGCATAGCTTTAAATGTTTCACCTTTAACAACTAATGCTTTTATTTCTGCTTGAGTTTGCTTAGTAAATACTTTTAATGCATCTTGAACAGCCTTAGTATTTTCTCTTAATCTGAGTCCACCTTCTTTTAAAGCATCAATTCCTTTATCTGAATAAACACCAGATGTTACAGATTGAGTTATAATAGCAATAGTTTCTTCTGCATCAAGTCCAATTGATTTTAATTGTGTTGGATATTCTTTTAACATATCAAGAAATTGTCCATTAGAATCAGCACCCTTCTCGAAGCCTTGTTTTATTAAATCAAGTGCATTAGACCCAGTTATACCCATTTCTTTAGCAAGAGTATTAGCAGACAATAAGACATTATTAAAATCTTGCCCAAAAACATCTACAATAGTTCCAGCTTGTCCTTTTAAATTCTTCAATTCATCACCAGAAGTACTAAATAAACTCTTTACAAGTTGACTTTCCTTTTCAGATTTTTGTAAATATTGATTTCCTTGATATGCAGCTGCACCAATAGCTATAGCACCTCCAGCTATAGCACCACCTTTACCGATTAAAGAACTTAAACCTCCACCACCTTTTGGCATACCTTCAGATACACCTTTAGAAATTTGTCCAGATAAAGTATTTCCAGTCTTAATCCTTTGTTGTTTATTTGCCTCAGTCAATTGTTTTTTAGATTGTCTAAGCAATTCCTGATTAAGACGAATTTCTTCTTTAATATCTTTTTGTTGTTGTTTCGATGCAGAATGTAACTTATTTTTCAATTCAACAATAGCATTCTCATATTTGTGAGTTTGCTTAGTTAAATTAATTTGTTCTTGTGACATAGATTTTAAAGCAGTCTCAGAAATTTTCTGTGCTTTTTTCATCTCATTAGTTAATTCATCTTGCAATCTTAGGCGAAAGTCAACGGTATTACTCATATTCAATTATATTTCTATATTTTACGTTATGCTTTGAAAGTTATGTTTTGAAAGAGTTATGTTTATACTTTGAATTCATATTGTTTAATCGCTAATGGAAATATATCTTTCTGCTTAAATAAATAAAGTTTAGCAGCATTAAAATCTCCACCATTTACAATTCTTTGATATAATTTATTTTGTATAGCCTGTTTTAAGTCAATAGTCCTAAAGATATACAAATTATCATTCATTGTATAAATAATTAATTCAGCTTCTGTTGTTGAAATTCCAGATGGTTTATGAGAGCATTCAAATTCCAAAACGAAATTTCCTGTATATCCCATTTTATCATTCTTAATTTCAATCTTAGTTTCAGTAGTCTTATATTTAATTATAGCATCAAATGCTTTTAAAACAGAATAATCAGTTGATTTATTGAGTGTTGTATGTAATCCTTTTGAATCAAGGAAGTGTTTAACTTTTTCTTCAACTGTTTGGGCATCTTTTAAATCTTGATAAAACATAATCTTTCTTTTTAGATATATATTTTATTTTTTTTCAAACTTTTCAATGGGCAAAATATATATACTCTATAAACTAAAAATAAAAAGATTTTTTATGGAAACTTATAAAATTTATAAAGCAACAAATTTGAATAATGGTAAGAGCTATATCGGTTCTACTAAACGAGCATTATCAGATAGAATCAATAGTCATTATATCCAAGGCAGGTATGATAAAAAATATGGTAGAAAGGTTCAATACTTTTTATCATTTTTAATAGAAATACCGAGGAATCAATTTAATTGGGAAATATTAGATTATGCAGAAACAAGAAAAGATGCTATTGTAAAAGAAAATTATTATATCAATAAATTTGATACTATTAAAAATGGATATAATCAAGCACCAGCAACTGAATGTAATGATGGAGTAGTTAGGAATGATATTAAAAATTTAACAGAATTTGAATTTATTAATTTTAAAACAGGTGAAGAATTTAAAGGTACTCAATCAGATTTTATTAAAGAATATAATTTAACTCAGCCATCTGTGAATAGAATGTGTAATGAAAAAGTAAAATCGCATAGAGGATGGATATTAAAAAATAATCAAGATATAAAAAGAAAAAAGCGAAACTGCATATTGTCAGATAAACAATTGCATTTATATCATTTGGATAATGAAATAGAATTTATAGGTACTGGTGTTGAATTTTATGATAAATATAAAATCGTTATTATTAATTTATTGAATAAAAAAAGTCATACAGTTAAAAGTTGGTGTCTATATTCAGAGAAAGATTTGTATAAAAAAGGAATTAAACTTTGGATAAGACTTGATAAGAAATATAAATAGACTCAAGAATCGTATAATAGGCTAAACTCATTATGAAAAAGATAATTTTAACAATATATTTGATTTTAGTCGTTTACAGCCACGATAATTTCAAACCGCACTTGTACACCACTTTTAAACAAAAATACGTAGAAACGGTTGTAATTCAATATAAATATGATAATTTATTAAATATACCATACACTTGAGGGAAAAATGACTGTTCTGGGATTTTAATTAGGTTATTTAAACAGAATGGAATTAAATCTAAAGGTAGAACTTGTAAAGAATTGATTAAGAATTTTAAATCCGCTAAACAAATAAAGAAAGGATGCTTATTATATTTTAGAAGTCCTACATTTAATCACACTGGATTTATGGTAGAAGATAGTATAATGTTTCATTCAGATAGTAGAGGAAGTCATCTTGTTAAAATAGATAGTAAAGAATGGAATTGGTATATAAAATATTTGGTAGGAATATTCATAACTTTTTAAAAATAAAATATATAATTAAAAAATATAATTATGAGAAATGGAGTAATTTATTTAGTGACAAATAAAATAAATAATAAAAAATACATAGGACGTTCTGTTAATTTTAAAGAGAGATTTAATAATCATTTTTCAACTACATATAATATTAAAAGTGCAAATTACAATACAGTATTTCATAGAGCAATTCGTAAATATGGAGAAATCAATTTTGAATGGGAAATACTATGTGAATGTCCCGAAGATGATTTAAATATTCAAGAAAAATATTGGATTAAATATTTTAGGACATTTATATCAAGTAAAGAATACGATGGCTCTAATGGCTACAATATGACTGAGGGCGGAGAAGGCACAAAAGGAAGAGTATTCTCAGATGAAACTATTAAAAAATTTTCAGAAACAAGAAAAGGAGTCAAACTAACAGAAGAACATAAAAATAATATAAAAATTGGAGTAACTGGCGAAAAGAATCCTTTTTATGGAAAAATTCATTCTGAAGAAACAAAAAATAAAATATCAATAAACCACAAAGATAAAAAAATATATACTTTTTTCAATAAAGCAACAATGGAGTATTTTAATGGAACAAGATATGATTTTTATACAAAATATAATTTATCTATGTCGGCTGTAGCTTCTTTATTGAATGGCAAAATAAAAGTGTTAAAAAAAGTATGGATTTATCTAAAAGAATATTAGATTGGTTTGCCGCACCTGCGGCTATCACTATCGTTTCTTTTATATTATCGTCGGCGTAGGAATCGTCTGGGATTTCCAGACATCTGTTAAAATACGCCGAATTTACCAAACTTTTTTGAAATATTAAATTATAAAAATGGTTAAATGATTGAAAATTAATAGGTTAAGAAAATGTAAACTTTTCTAAAAAAGAAATATATAATTTATATAAATTTAGTCATTTATAAATACCGATTGTGAAAATTTAATTATTTTCACTTTCACCAAAAATAAATACGGAAAATGAATAGAACAAATTTAATTTATATTGCAATTAATCTAATCAACAATAAGTCATATATTGGACAAACAATTCAAGATTTAAATTTAAGAATATATCAACATATTTATTTTTCAAAAAATCCTAAATGCAAATTTGCAAGGGCTTTAAATAAATATGGAGCAAATAATTTTAAATGGGGTGTACTTGAAGATAACATATCATATGAAGATTTAAATGCAAAAGAGATATATTATATAAAAAATTATGATACATATTATAATGGATATAATTCTACTAAAGGTGGAAGTTCTGAATATAAAAATAGTAGATATTTTCTGATTACATTATATAGACCAGATATAGGAGAAATTAGTGGAACAATGACAGAACTATCAAAGCTAACAGGTTTATCAACTACATCTATTTCTGAACTTTATACAGAGAAATATGATATTCTTAAAAGCTCTAAATACATTTTAAGTAAGAATAAAGATAAATATAATGAATTATTAGAAAGCATTACATTTAGAAAATCTAAAAAAAGAACAATAAAAAAATATTATTTATTAAAAGATAATCAAATAATAATTGAAAGTCCAGGAAAATTAACTAAAAATTATGGTTTAACAAGAGTCGATATACATAGATTAGCAAAAGGTGATAAAGTAAAAGGATTCTTATTTATAAAAAAAGAAAAAATTACAGAAAGAATTTTTATATAATAAAATGGGTCAGATGGCGAAGGCAGCCAATCTCTTTTGCATAGAGAATTATTCGGTTCGATTCCGACTGTATCCACAACGAGGTTGATAATGTCGTATTAATGGGGAGAGTAATTAACTCCCCTCCTCTATTTAAAATACGACAAATAAAAAATACGACAATATGAAAAATTACGAAATCAAATTCCCAGATTCTTTTATTAAAGCAATTGATTCAATTCTAATAAAAGAATACTCAAAAGAAACCCCAAGAGAAGCGTTCTTCAAATTTTTCTATCTAATTGAAAAATTCTCAATGTATGAAACAGATAGAAAATATGCATCTATTCATAACGAAACAATCCGTAAACTGTTAGGTACTACACGAATAGATAAAAAAAAGATACAAATAGCAAGCAAAGTTATTGATAAATCACTATACTATAATATAGTTGGTTACGTAAATCATCATTTTAACTCAGTTGGTTCAGCTAAAAATTATACCCGTAAATACTATTTTACAGATGCAATTCAATATAAACAATCAGATATTATTATATCAGGTGTTGAAATTGATAAAGAATCGGCAGATTTAATAAAGAAGGAACACCAACGTCCCACTGTGGAACGTCTTCGTTTACAATACGATTTACTAAAATCAGATAGAGTTTCTTTTGATTTGCATTCGGCTATTAACTGGGTACATAGCATTAAAGATATAAAGAAATTAAATGAAAATCAAGTAAAGGCTTATACAAGAATGGCTATTTCTTTTTGGGAAAAAAATATATTTGTTTCTGAAGATAATAGAACCAAAAGAATATTTTCAAATATAACTGGTGTTAAAAGAGAATTCAGATGCTTTATGAAAATAGATGAAGAATCTTTAGCCTCTTATGATTTAAAATCAGCTCAACCATATTTATTAGCATCTAAATATCTACAACAAAATCCTGATAATACTGATGTTATATCTTTCTTTAATGATATTACACAAAAAGATATCTATACTCATTTCTATAATGAATGGATAAAAATAAATGGTTCATCAAAGTATCTTGAATTTAATATGGAAAAAGGCTTTGAAGAAATGAAGGATATGTCAGTCTATATTGATGGAATAAAAGATGATGAACTAACAAGAAAAGAAACTAAAATTCAGTTCCAAAGATTATTGTTTAAAAAAATTAATGGGTCAGTACCATTTCAAATAGTATTACAGAAACTATATCCAACCGTATTTACTTTGCTTCAAAAAGATAAAGTTAGGTGTTCTAAAATAAGTGATACCCATAACTTAGCTATAGAGTTACAGGAAATAGAATCATCTATCTTCATTCCTGTAGCAACAGAATTAATTAATGAAGGGGTATTAAGCTGTCACGACAGTCTTTACTTCAAAGAATCATTAAAAGATAAAGTAAATCAATCATTAATCAATAAATTCAATTCAATGGGTTACACCAATTATACCATTAAATTTGAAATAACCAGTTTAACACATTAAACTATGCAGCACCAGTCCTCCCCCACCTCTATAACTTTTTCAATTGGTTTAACTATCCTGATTATAACGTTCCACTTTTTGCTCAAACGCAGTGGTGGTGAAGATTACAGAAGATTTTTTTTTGCATCGTTGATAATCAATTAGTTATACACACAGTAAATCAATCACTTAAATAAATAAAAAAATGACAAAGCAAAAAGCAAAAGAGTTATGTAAAGATATTTTATATTCTTACAAAATAGATTCTAAAATAGAATCCGATGATTTAAAATTTTTACTTAAAATATTCGAACAGCATCAAGACTGGGATATTAAGCAAGGTATCGGTATAAATTATATCACAGTTAAGAAAGCTGATTTCGGAACAAGATGTTTCTATATTTATAGATTGGATGGAACTTCAACAGATATTTCTTATTTAAAATCAATTACAAATCCATCTAAAATACAAGTGATATACACAGCTTGTCGAAATTCTATTATAGATTTAATAGATGATTTTAGAAATAGAAATGTAATATTCGGAAAAAGTATTTGTCCATTTACAAATGAAGTATTATATAAACACAATACTCATATTGACCACTATGATTTAAAATTTAAAGATTTAATAGATGAATGGCTAAAAGATAGAGATATTGATGCCTTATATAAGAATACAAATCCTACAAAAGATAACTCAACATTAACTCTATTTGAATCCGATAAAATAACAAAAGATTTTATTAAATTTCATAACAATAATACTCATTTAAGATTTGTTAGTCGATTTGCTAATTTAAGTATATTGAGATAAAAATAAAAAGTAAAATTCTCGAAATATATAATTAAATAACATAACATAAAAAATTAAACAAAATGGCAAGTAAACATTTTACAATAGGAAAAAAAGTAATAGAATTTGAAGTTATAAACTTCGGAGAATTATTTGAATTATCAATACGCTCAAATACTAAACAAGACCATCCTGGATTTGAATTAGAACTATCGTTATTCAGATTATCTATTCAATTGCACTTCTATGATATTAGACATTGGAATTATGAAGAAAATAGATTTTATAAAAATAATGAAGAGATTGAATGTTATGCAAATTTAGAATTAACAAAAGAGGATTTAGATGAAGACCATTTAAATTGTAAATGCAATGATATAAAAAAATAAAGATAATGAAAGAAACTACAAACACGATAATTATGTTGTATATTGAAGCCCACGCAAATAAAGATATTAAAGCAATTAAAGTATATGGAAAATATTTATCATTGAAAGGATTCACAAGACAAGATATTGAAAAAATAAAAGAATCTATTATAATCTAAATATCTATGGAATATCTATGTATGAAACATCATAAAGATATACAACATTTAAAAATAGCATTAGAAATGAATCTAAATACTGAGCCGCACTTAATAGCAACTGACGATGGAACTCTAATTGAGTTTGATAAAGATAAGATAACAATCAGAACTGATAAAGAAACACGACAAGTATCTCAGACAAAGTTCTGGGACTTTGTCATTAATAAACTTGAATCTTTTTGGAATTTTAAAAAGACTGATTTGGATAAAGTATCTTGAAATGTTACTTTATGTTGTTGGATTTTTATATGCTTGTATTATTTTATACGGATTGTTTAAAATATTCAAAGAGGATTAACTAATTAATAATCAATCAGTTATGCTTTTACAGTTTAACTTTATTTTGAGACAGTCTAAAATCTCTATAACTAACTATATTTCAGCAATTTACAACGATTTATTTATTACTCAACTGCCTGACATTTGCATATAAAATTTTAATTGGACAACTATGAAGATTAAACAACTATTTTACGTTTACGGTATTTATCACGGTTCTATATTAGTTTATATTGGTAGAACTGAATCAATAGAGAATCGTACCCAAAGCCACAATAACGCACTAAATACTGATTTTAAGAAAGATTTATACAAGTACTGGCGCGAACATTGTCCTAACCAAGATATTGTGTTAAAAGAGCTGTATTGCTATAATACAAAAGTTGAGGCTAAAAGACGAGAAATGATATTAATTTTGCAGGACTTCTTTGGAGCAAGAACTTTAAGACAAAGGATTCCCAACATATCTGATTCCCCATTTTTCAGGTATAAATAACAACAGGTTAACATTTAAATATATTTTGCTGTTTCTCAAATAGTTAGTATATTTGCATACATTTAATTAGAAAAATATGTATAAAAATAAAATTAGAACCTTGCTTTCAAAGTTTACTACGGATGAAAATATAATAAATCATCAAGTTGACAAGTTTACGAGTACAAAGTATTTGAAACAGCATTATACAATGTTGGAGTCAAGAGAAAAAGAAACTGGTCCAAGACATATTTTAGCGTACATAACAGAAGATTTTAATACAAAGGATTTATCAGAAGAAGAGTATTTTGAATTAACAGTTATTAACATTTAAAAAAATAAATTATGATTGAAATTTTACAGTATTTGACTGCATTTGGAGCAGTGTTCTCAATGATTTTTTTAGCAATATTAATAATTGCAGTGGTGTTAATGCCGATTATAGTAGTATTTGTTATTCCAAAAAGAATAAACACGATACTTTTTTATCTTGAAAGTATTAATGCTAAACTAAATAAACTAAAATGAGAAAATTATCGCCGTGGATTTTAACTGGAGCATTGACCATAACAATGGCAATCAGTTCGATTATTTATTCCGATAAAGGAAGAACAGTTGAAGAACAATTGAAACTCGAAAAGTTTAGAGTTGAAGTATTACACAAAATCATTCAAGAAAATGATAGTGTATATAAAAAGAATATTAGACAATTGACTTTTAAAAATGATAGTTTGATAACAAATATAAACGAAACAAACAAATCTAAAACTTTTATTATTGAATTAAATAAAAATGGAAATTTAAAGTATAATTATTATTTCAAAGTAAAAGACCAAGCAATTAGATGGGAAATAACAACAATTGGAATTGATAAAGCTGCCCCAAAAACACATCTAATGTTACAAAAAAATGGACAACGATATTGGTTTACGGATTTGGCAACAATTTACTGTACACACGATTAAAAGATAAAAGAGGAGAACCTATTAAAGTTCTCCTCTTTTTTTGTCTTCTGCTTTTATGTAAAGCACCTGATTCCATAATATTGCCCAGTCAGTAGTTGATATTTTTTTATAATTTCCAAAGTTAAATCTTATAATTGAGTCTGCTTTGAGGAACCAATCTTTATCTTCTTTAACAGTTTCACCTTGTGTGTATGACTGTTCCTTTATTATTCTATATTGATTTATTTTTTTTTTAAACTTGCTAATTTCAGTTCAATAAGTTTTCCGAGTTCACCTTTTATACTTAAAAATATATCTAAGTTATTATCTACGTCTAAGATTTCTGAATCGCCACCAAGCCAGCAAGTTTCCAATAATCTTTTATCTGCTAATAAATCGTCACCCTTTGTCATCAAAGGATAAATTTGTCTAAATTCATTGAATGTAGGTTTCTTAAAGAATCCATATAAGATATCATTATTTTCTACATCACCAACAGTTAATACAAACACATCTTTATGCTTTGCTTTTAACTCTTCTAATTGTTTTTCTAATTCTTGTTTCATTGTTTCTTGTTTTGTTTTATAATGTTTGAGATATACGTCTATTTAAATCTATAAACCCATTTATGTTCTCATTTATTCTATTCTTATCATATTTAATCCAAACTGGATTCAAATTAATAGTCGCTTTTAAATTCATATCGCCTTGATTTCCACCTAATGTATCAGGAAAACTTGGACGACATCCATATAAAGAATCTATTATCTCTATTTCACCAATCTTATAAACTATCTTTATGTCAATCGGTTGAACACCAATGTTATATCCTATCATACTTGACCTAAGATAAACCAATTCAGAATAAGCCAAAGTAATATTAGCATTACATTCATACTTTCCAAAACTGTGAGATACTGGAAATCCTGTTCTACTATAATTTAATTCAGTATTATAAACTGTGTTATAATTAACAGAGGATACATCCATTGGAGAATAAATATAGGGAGGTTCATTTACATTTTGTCCTAAAACTCCGATGAAATGAACCTCTATATCTTTCCAATTAAAACTAACTCCATTAACAGTTAAGTCATTAATCATAAATTTAAGCTTTTGTTACCTGTCCAAATTCAATACTTGAAGGGTCAAGATTGATTTCCGTTTGGATAAACATATCGTTTTGCGATGCTCCACCACCATCAGTATTAAAACTACATTGTCTGATAGTATCAATTTTTGTAGAACCGTCATCAAAATTATATTGAACTTTAATATCAAACATTGGGATGTTTTGAACATACACGCCTTTATCTTCAGCTGCTCTTGTCATTTGTTCTTTGACATTTTGCAATTCATAAGCAGCCATAGTCATAGTGGCAGTTGCAGTTGTATTACCAAATCCTTTAGATATAGCACGTCCACCAACTCCAAAGTTCCATTGAGATTCTCTGGTTTGATTGTAAGTTAAACTGGTTACACCATTTGGAATTAAGAATACATTTTTATTTTCATCAACAAATGAAAAACTAAGCATTCTCCAATCATAGCTTACTCCATTTACAGTAATATCGTTTATTGTGTACATATTTTAGTATTTTTATTTTATTAAGCTAAGATTTCATTTGCAGCATAACCTTCAAGAACTTGACCAACATTCATATTAAATTCTCTAACTAAACCATCAGTTAAAATCAAATCATCTTCTTTTATAACTACAGCTCCTGTAATATATCCAGTTGGGAATGTTTTACTTATATCACGAGTCAATTCTAATTGAAGTATATGTGATTCTGGAGTTGGTTTAACTTGAATTATGCCATATCCAGTTTGGACTGTTAATGAAAATTTAGCCACTTGTACGCCTTTGATAAATAACAGAGCTTTAATATCTGTAGCACCTGACATATCAACAGGAACGTCATTTTCATAAATTGCGATTTCAATTACTTTACTTTCACCTCTTTGTATCGAATAAGTTGCCATTTTTATATTTTTATTTTTATTATTTTACGTTAAGAGAAATGGATTATTAAAAACCCATCCCTCTATAAATTATTAAATCTATATTATTAAATAGATGCGGTAAAACCTACTGTAGTATCTATCCATCGAGCAGTAGCATAAGGTAATATCGAAATCTGTACATATAAAGTACTTGTTCTCAATACATCTTGAGCTGGGTCTATATAAATCTTGTAGTTAGATATCTCAGTATCGGCTTTCATTTGAGCCAAAGGAGCAGATGTAACATCATTAAAGATGCTTAATGCTAATGGACTCATTTTACCAGTATCAGACAATTGAACTTTTGAATGCAATTTTGGTAACAATGCTTTACGCAATTGTCTCAATACTTTATCCATAGTTCTATTTCTTTGAATATCAAGATAGTCATTTAATTCATCAGTACAAGTTAAAGTGTCAATAATATAAGTACCAACTTCCCCTTTAAATTTCTTGAAGAATAAATAACCTTTGTCATAAATATCTTCTATTAATGATACAGATAAATCTTTAATTCTTTGTCCATTACCAAACAAAGGTAAATCTAATTCTGCACTTGCAAAGTTAATCAGTTCAGGACTTGCAACACTTTCATTTACAAGTACTTTTGATACTGCTCCTAATGTTGCTCCAATAGCACAAACTGATTTCCCAGTCGATACATAAAGCGCATAACCATCTGCAGAACCATCCATACCTGAAATAACAGATATTTTAGGTGATTGTAAATTTCTTAAACTATCTAAATTGTTTAAATCGTAAATTCCAGTAAAATCAGCACTATAAAGAACTGATAACGGCATATATTCGTCTTCTAATTGTGTAGCAATTAATTGTAAAGCTTGAACTTCAACAGTATCAAAAGCAATATCTGTATGGATAGCTACTTGTCTTAAATCTCCATTCAATTCGTTTTGGAAGTCATAAAGTTCAGAGAAAGTATAAGGTGATGTAGGTACAGGATAAATAGATAGATATAAATATCCATTAGAATTAACTCTGAAGAATTCAGATGCTTGATAATATTCTAACGAGAAATCGGTACTTCCTTTTATAATGCCTAATGCTTGAATATCTAAAACACGTCTAACGAGTTTGATATTTTCACCAGCTTTTAATTCCCATTTAGCAGCAGTCAAATCAGTTGCAAAAACACCTGATGTATGATTTACTAAACAAATGTAGAATCTTTTATTTACACTTTCATAAACAATATCTCCAATAACATAAGCCTTTGCTGTAGCCCAATTACAATCTCCAGTACTATTGTCAGACCAAAGAGGCGGAATCAAATCGTTATAAAACAACAATCCTGAAATCGGGTCTTGAGATACTGGCAACGGAGCTAAATTCCCGTTGGTTTTCGTAAAATACGTATTTGGTATTCTCATTGTTATGATTTATTTTTTGAATTATATTTCTTTTTTGAAGGTTTGTTTTTGATAGCTTCATCAACTACCTTTACGATTTCTTTATCATTAGGTTCATTGATTGTTTCTATCTTAGCTTCTTCTCTGCTAATTGTTATTAGTTGTTTGCCGAGTGAGTCTGCATATTTTTTTGCAGCATATTTATCTTTACCATACCAAAAATTTCCATTATCTATACAATATAGAGTAGTTTCATTTGGTTTATTTGCAAATATTAACTCGGCTTTATTATCTAATTCTTGTTTTGTCATATTAACGTTTATTTTTTAATAAGAGGAGAACTAATCTGTCCCCCTCTCTATATTATTCTTACACGTTTTCTTTCAAAGTAACCAAACCTTTAACAGTATTAGTATTGATAGCATAAGAAGGAGCTGCACCAACTCGAGTATAAGCAGAAACTGCATAACCATAAATAGTCGGGTCGTTTTGTCCAATGAACAATTTTAAACCAGCATTGTCTTGAGTACCAACTGCATATCGAACGAAACCAGGATGGTAAGCAATAGCACAAGATAAATCACCAACTGCATTAGCTGCGCCGATAGCTTTTTTAGCATCAGCAACTGTAAACGAAGGCATTTCAGAGCGTACAAATACGTCGAAACCAGCAATTCTCATAACAGCACCTTCAGCAAATGCTTTTTCTGATAAAGAGTTCAAGTTATAACTCAAAGCCAAAGTTTGAATATCTTGCATACCATAAGCATCAACTAACAATCTACGTCCTTCAGCAGGAACGTTTTGGTTGTTCAACATAGTTTGTAAATTCAGTAAATCTTGAAAAGAAATACGTTTTACAGAAGCTGTACCGAAACGATTAGCTCTTGTAGTAGCACCAGTAGTTTCAATGAATGAATTGGTTACAGTGTTAGGAAGAGTCCATTCCCAAGCAATTCTAAAACCAACATCAGACATCAGTTTTTCTTGCATTTGAATTACAATCTCGTCAATTTTTCTGTAAGCAAATTCTTCGTTTTCAACTGGGTCAACGAAAATAGGGTCAACGGCAGGTTGGAACATCGAATAAGTCTTTTCGGTGTGAGACAATTCAGTCAAAGTACGTGGATATGTACCAGTAGAAGTAGTCATCTCGAAAGTCGTAACTTCATCCAAATAGTTAGGGATAATTACGCTTCGACCTGTAACATATGCTGAGTCATTTTTTGTACCAGCATAAAATGTATTGCTTGGATAAAGATTTTTTTGAAAATCAGGAAGCCAAATTTGTGTATTTAAAGCCATAATAATTAATTATTTTTGTTATTTTTTTAATGATTGTTTATAAAGTCTATGATATTTTTCAATGTCGTTTTGAAACATTAATTTTAATCCTTCTTTATCGTTTGTTTGATACCATTCAAATGTTTTGTTATCTTCATTTTTATCTGTAGATACAAGTTCACTTAATTTAATTTCAGGTGCAACTTTACTTTCTAAACCATTTATGATAAGCGATGCTTGCTCATAAGACAGTTTCAAGAAGTTTTCTTTTTGGTTTTCTGTAATCTTGTTCAATTTAATAGCTTCTTCTAACAAGTGATTGAATTTAAGTTCTGCTTCAAGTCGTTTTGTTTCATCAACTACAAATTGCAATTCGATAACAGAATTTTTCAATTTCTCAATTTCTTCATCTTTCAATTCAACTGTTTTTGCAAGTAAATCTTTATTTGCAGTAACATCAGTTAATTTGATTTCATAGTCAGCCAATTGAGATTTCAATTCGTTTAACGTATTTGTCATCTTTGTGTCTTTTTTTATTATGTTTAATTCTATTAATTCATCTGTATTTAAAATATCTTTACCATCGAATGTTAATTTGACAGCATTTTTATTTGCAGGAAGAGGAGTAACGCTAACCTCTTTTAAAATACATTTAGTTATAACAACAGTTTCTTTTTCATCTATAAAAGTTTCATATCCCTCTATAAGTTTAATTCCAATTGAAGTGTGCTTAATCAAGTTTTTTTCTACTTGTTTCATTACTTTAACAGCATCTTCATTTTCTTCGTCAAATTCAATAGAACCAATTAATTGTTCTATATTCTCAGGATTAATTCTTGTTCCAACAGCTCTTCCAACAACCGCATCTATATTGTGATTTTTAAGAACAACAGGATTGTTATTGAATTCTGTCAAATCAATTCCAGGTGTTAAAATTATATAACCCTTAGAATTTCTTTCCTCATCTGAAAAAATATAATCTATCATATTTTGTTATTATTATTTATTTTACGTATTGATTTTTTATAACAGCCTACTATTTAATTATTAGTTCTTTGACTGTTGTATTTTCTGTAACAGGAATATAAAATGATTTAACATTAATATCTTCCAATTCAAATTCATTATATCGTTTAACAGCACTTGAATCATAGATAATAAATTTACCTGTAATAATACTATGATTAACAACAGAATTGTATAGATTTAATTGTAATCCAGTTCTATTAAAAGCCGATTGTAAATAGAATTCATTTTTAAATTCATCGGGCAGTATTTCAGAATTAACTCTATTTAATCCAACATATAATTTATCTAACAAACTAAGATGTTCTAAACTTCTATCTTGCATAGCATCATTTCTATCAAATCCATTATAAATTTCTGTACCAAAATGGAGATTAATATTAACTTCTGCATATTGCATTTGATTTGCAAGATTCTGAAAAGTGATAGGCAATATCTCAATCAATACAGCTGGATATGGAATTGGTCTATTAGTTTGTGAATTATTAAACTGATTATTATAAAGAGAGATATATTTTATTTCAGGTATTCTCTGAGTTATAAAATATTGTAAACTTTTGTATATAAATGATACCATAATAGCATTGCTTTTTTATTATTGTTTTAATTTTCTATTTAATACATCAAAGATTATATTCTTAACTTGGTTTTCAATTTCTGGATTAGTCCCCATAAATTGTCTTTGAGGCATTATTATGAATGATTTTTTTGTGAGTGCCATATTCTTCCATTGCTCTTTGCCAGTTTGTTTATACTTAGCCCAAAAGAATGCAATCATTTTATCTGTGACTCTAATAGTTCCTCCATAATTATGAATTGCTGAATATGCCAAACCTGATTCTATATGGATTTCTGATATACTTTTAGATATAGTTTTAATACTTCTTTTCAATTCACCACTTTCAACAAGAGTGTCTTCATTCCAAACAGATGGTTTCCATTGAGTTGTACCAAAACTTTTAGTATCAAAACAAGATTTGAAATAATCTAACAGATAATCATTTACTTCATCAGTTATTGTTTGTGCATTTCTTAATATTTGATTGAATGTGTTTTGCCATTCTCTAAAATCATACGTTTGTTCCATTTGATTCTGTTTCTTTTGGCTTAACTAACTCAACTTCATAAATTTTTGATATATATTCGTCAGATAATTTATAACCTGCATTCATTAATTCTTTGTCGATTTTAATCTTTTCGCTTGGAGTAATATTATCATCACTTGCAAATTCAAATTTAATATCTTTATTAATTAATCCAAGTTCTTTTAATTTAGGAATTAAAACATTATTGACATTATTTAATATGAATCTTATATCGGCTTTTGTCTTGTAATTACTTTGTTCAGAATGTACTGTAGCTCTTGCTTCACTTCCACCTTGTCCACCACTTGTTAATTCAGTTCCACCAAGTATAACTGTATTAATATCATCTCGTGTGCTGTTAATTAGTTCTTTATAAACACTATATGCATCTGCTCTACTTGTTTCTTTAAATTCAATATCAGTTTGTTTATCAAGTACAGCAGAACTACTAAGAGATAATCCACTAAGGAAATCTTTTAAATCATTCTTTTCTGATTCTAAATTGCTATTAGTTCTACCAATTATAATAGGTTCGCCAAATTTTTCAACAAACTGTGTCCAGGCTTGATTAGCTATCTTTCTTGATATATGATATTGAACAACAGAATTTAATAAACCGATATCTCTTCTATCTTTATAAGCCTCGCATAACCATTTATAAACTTTTGGAGTAGTATAATCAATAGCAGATTCTTTCATATCATATTCTGCTTTCTTAAACAATGCAAATTCAGGAATTACATTTTCTCTTGGAATTAAAGATACATCTTTTACCGTACCATTTTCAATTGCATCGATTTGAATTAAACTATGGCCATAAAATATAGATTCCATAACATAACTTAAGTATTTTTCAAACCAATTACTTCTAAATATATTTTCAGCATCTTCAGCAATACTATTATCTGAATTTACTATATTAAATGGTGCAGATAATATTCTTTGTATTCTAATATCCATAGAATTTCTAATAGTAGAATCTAAAACAGCTTCTTTATAAACTCTTAACAATTCTGCTCTATTAGGATTTTCCCAATCTTCTGCATAACTTAATGAATCTCTCCACTTTTTAGTAGTTGATGTAATTCTATAATTTTGTTTATTAGCAAATTCAAATACAGTTTTAGTTTTAGTATTTGTTGGAACTGTTTTGACTGTTGCCTGAACTTCTTCTTTACTGAATAAATTAATAATTTTATCTCTAAATTTCATATCAATATTTTATTATTTCGGTATCGTTCTACCAAACGTGACTCATTTGAGTATTAGTCTGATATATATTTGTAGATTTATATTCAATTGGAGTTTGTTTCTCTGGTAATCCAGGAGCTATTTTACCAACTGCGACATCGGATAACCATTTTTGAACTCTATCATAACGTTCTTGCCTTATTTGTTCAACTCCTGTATGACTCATTCTACTTTCAAAATGATATATTAATAAATCTATTAATATCATAATTAAGAATTGGTGTTTGCTCGTTAAAGCAGCATCAACATCAAATTTATATCCTATATTTGCATCTATTTCAGATACAGCTAAACTTTCTAACGAGTTTAACAAAGTATAATTATCTTCAGATAAATCATCTATTATATTCTTTTTAATTAAAGATGTTAAATCTTGTATTGTAATATATTTCATTTACTTGACTATTTTATTATTTCGGTATTAATCATTTTACGTTTAGAATTATTAAAATGAATATTTATTTGGTACTTTATATTTTTTATAACTTCCAGCAAATTGATTCTCATTTTTACAAAGATTTGCCAATGCCAAACTTATAACTGTATCATCGTGATGTGGTAATTGTGCAGCATAATGAATTGTTCGTGTTTTTGGATTATATTGATATGTAAATACTTGCAATTCAAAATCTAATTCAGGACATAACTCTTTTGTAGGCAAATTCATTGTTTCAAGAGATACTATTAAAGACTCTATTAAATTTGTTTTGGAAGTATTATTATTATTCCAAGTAACAAGATTTCTATACTTTAATATCAACATATCATAAAATACATCACCGACACCATTTGTTTCAACATAAACTAATGGATTATATAGATTTAATACTTTAACAATATCATCTATTATTAAATTATATGATTTTGAATTAGCTCTAAATATGTAAACTACGTTCCCAAAGATATCTAAAATAGTTAATACTGTAGAATCTTGTTTACCAATATCAAGTCCTGCATAATATTTAGTATTTGGAATAGGCTGTAACCATTTAGATATTAACTGTCTTTCTTTTATATTCTTAAATACAGTACCTCCATCATCTAAAAACTCTGCTTCGTATTCAGTTCTGAAAATGTTATCAGGTAAAACTCTTTTAGCATCTTCAACTTCTTGCATATCATACATTGGGTTATCTGTATAATGCATAAAGTAGTATTTATATCTATTATTTCCAGATTGCCCTAACATAGCCAAATCATAGAATAGATTTTTTCCTTTTGGTGTTGATGCTATAATAACCTTTGAGTTTATCTTAGCTGCAACAGTTGGCTTAATTGCTTCCCAAGCTCCAATTTTAAAGAAAGAGAACTCGTCTAAGAATAAATAGTCCACAGACAAACCTCTAATGTTATCAAAACGTTCTGCCGATTTAAATACCAACTTAGATTTATTTCTAAATGAAATTGTTAATGTAGATTTATTAGCACTTTTTATAACTGGAATTTGGTATAAAGATTCTACTATATTATCAAAGAAAGTAGATGCTAATCCATAAGTAGGTGTGACATAAAGAAGAGTTTGATTAACTCCATTTAATGCAAAATATCTAACCAACTCACTTAAACTAAACGACTTACCACTCTGACGACTGGCATTTATTATAAAATATTTAGCATCCGACTTAATAATATCAGATACTATTTCTTTTTGTCTTTTATGTAAAGAAGCTCCTTCAATTTCCATTAGTTTTACTTACTTTATTTTATATTTAAAGTCTTTGATATTGACATTAACATCTTCATTTGGGTCTTCGCCAAATGCTTTAAGTAATATTCTCGGAGGAATTGCAGCAAGATATTTAATTCTGATAGCTAAATTATCATCTGTTATACCTTCAATAAATCCAGATACAATTAGATTAGTAATAAAATTATTTGATTCAATAAATTGTTCTGCAAATTCTTTATCAATTCTTAGCCAAAGATAGAATGTCTGTCTTGTCATACCTAAAGCATCACAAGTCTTTTTAATATTAAAGTTATTTTCATAATATTGTTCAAAAAACATTATTTGCCTAATACTTTTACCATCGGTTTTAGTTTTCTTTTTCATAATCTATATTGTATTTTATCAATCATTATACGTTTGAAGTATGATTTTTAATATAATCTACTAAAATTGGATTTTCATATGCTAACTCTCTTAACTTTAATTTAAGTTTATCGACATATCTCTTCAATCGTTTTTCTGTTATTTGTAGTTCCGCCATTAATTCTTTATTAGATTTTTTATTGATTATCTTTTCAATAGTTAAGTATTTTTCAACTCTTGTTAAAGTATCTAATATTTTATTTACTTCATTATCAATTTTAAAATCATCTGTTTCTTCAATATCTTCGTTATAAGTTATATCTCTTAAATCGTATTTATCAAGATATACATCATTTCTTTTCTTTTCTGTATGATTTTTTCTTATTAAATCTAATATCATATTCTTAGTTATAGCTAAATAATATGTAGATAATTCTCCTTTTGTAGCATCATACTTACCTTTTTCAATAATTTTAATATAAACATCATTAACTATATCATTTGCTATTGGATAAAATGATGGAAAATTAATAACAATATATTTTGTAATTAATTTTTGTAATTCTAAATAAACTTCTGCACTCATAATAATCTTTTATTTTATATATTTGTCTTTTATTTAGTTTACAAAAAAGGGAGTAGAATAATCCACTCCCCCAAACAAGAAACAAGAAAAAAGTCTTAATAATAAAATATAGATAAAAAGATTTGTGAACTGGCTTCTATTCCAGCAGTGCCATCTGTTCTACGTATTTTTAATTTAGAATCAAAAGTATTTCCAACTATCGCATATCCTACAGCAGTTGTTAAATTATAACCAGTCCCAAAATGATAATCTCTATTAACCATTAATCCATCTGTTAATAAATCGAATTCGGAAAACATACTTCCAGCAGAAGATGTTGTAATAACATATCCACTAAGATGCTTCCATCCATTATTTAACACTCTTAATTTTAAATTAGAACCAGTAAAATTATCATTAACTTCATAATAAGTTGGAGCAAGTGATACATCTGCACCTGTATAAGTTATCATTTCTGTTAATTGAGATGATACTACTGCTTTGTTAGTTCCAGAATGTGTTTGTACTTCTGAATTAGTTGCAATTTGAATATATCCTGCTTGCGACTCACTTGCATATCTTAATAATTTATCTTCTAATTTTGTAAGATTTATTAATCCACTCCAAGTAGTTGGTGTTAAAGTTAGTACAGCTTTTCTTATCTTATGGATATTTTTCGATGTAGTATCTTTAAATACAACTGCAGTAGTTATTGTTTCAGATAAATCCCAAGAATATGTCGTTTGAACATCGTACTGAGTAGTATATGCAGGAAGTGGTAAATTTGTAACAGTATCGACTAAATAAACTTCATCAAGATACCAAATAGCTCCTGCAGTTATATTAAGTAATGGATTTACCCCACCACTATCCGAAACAGTTATTAAACAACCATTTACGATATAAGGATTACCATCTAAACTTAATCCTTTGCTAATAGCATTAGATATTTCTTGTAAACTTTCTTGCATAAAACCAAGGATATGGTTTTTATAGAATGGCATCCCGCCTGTTTGAGTAGTTATTACACTTTTCATATTTCTTTCATTTTTTAATAGGTTAAGATTATATATCTTTTACCAACTTTTTTATATTTTAATAATATATTTTCAACTTGACTAATTAATGTAGCATCTGCAATAGTACTTGGAATATTAACTGTGAAATCATAATCTGATACATCATATTCAGTTATATCATACAGATAAAGCAAATCATCTGCAGTTGGAAATTCATCATCGTCAAAAATATATGCTTGCCCATCTGTAGGGTCAACTGGGTCAACACTTCCATAATTATTTAAATCGCTATTAGCGTCTGTACCTAAGTTGAAAATATAAAACTCAGGAAGATATGAACCATCTCCAAACCAAATTGAAAATGTTGGAACTGTAGGAACTGGATAGTCTAAACTAAATATAGTATTCAAATAATGTTCCATACTTAATACTTGACCAGTATGTGTGGTATCAAATATTAAAGCATTGTACGCAGGAATCATTGTATCATTTTTTAATTTATTCAATTGAATAGTAAATGATTGTAACCATTCCTGATGTTCAATAGTTCTTAAATTAATAGGCGTTAAATCGTATAAAAGTTGTTTTGTTTGAAATAACATAAATTAGATTGATTTAGCTATGTATTGAATTGTTCCAAGTAATGGATAATCTGTTAGTAAAGTTCCAAGTGGAAATGTTGCATCGATTTTACAATATCCAGCAACAGCTGTGTAATAATTAGTAAATGATTGATAACTACTTCCTTGATGTTTGCCTTCGGCAGATACAAATACTGGGTCTATTACACCAGAAACCGCCTGTAACGCATCTGTTAAATCGGTAACATTTAATTCACTATTGAATCCTATATTCTTTAAATAATCATTAATTACAGAATTAACCGCAGATACTATTGTTGAAGCATAAAATGGGTCATAATAAATAGTATAATATAATTTAATATCATCTGCTTGATAATTTGTTATAATAACTCTATCTCCAATAGGTTTTAATTTAGCTATATAACTTTCAAATGATGCAAGTTCAAGTACAGATAATATATCAGTATCTTTTCGTCTTACTTTTAAGCTAACTTTTCCAGGAATATCTGTTACGGCAGCGTGTTCTATTAATTGAGCAGCTAAATCAGTTGCAGAATAGCCTAAACTATTATCAGATAATGATTCTAATTGATAACCATATTGCCATTCTTTTGCCTTTTCAGTCCACCATTTAGCGGTATAAACAGCTGTAGTATCTTTAATTCCTTCTAAAATAAGTTTAAAATTATCCCAAGATTGCTCTAAAAAGTTAGATACAACTGCAAAGATATATGCCCATAACTTCCAAATAGATACTTTTGAAGTAGTTTGTAAACTTATCAATAAATCTTGTTCGGAATTTAAAGTAGTAGAACCATCTTCGTTAGTCAATTTAGAATTAATAACTGACATTGTATTTTTTTCTGCTTGTATAGCTTGATATATTTCGTCTATTGAATGAGCCATTAGTGAATATTTAATTTATTTTCAATTACTAAGATTAACTTGACCGCTGTTTGATTAAGTTGGCTGAACGCGTCAGTATTTTTTGAAATGATTTGCAATAAAGATTGCTCAGATGTCTTAAAATGGTCAAGATAATTATTATAGATAGCATCTCTATCTCTTTCCGATTCATCAAGTTTCTTTATCATCATATCCATTTGTTGTTTATGTTGCTCTGTTTGAGCCTTCTGTGAATCTATCATTTGTTTATATATAAATGCAATAGCACCCATAAATACAAGACTGAATATCCCTAAGATAGATTTATCAAGTATTGACTGACCTGGAATAGCCTGTACAACTTCTAACACTGTGAATAAAAGCATAGTTAATTATTTTTTTAATTGTTTCTTCTTAATACACTGATATAAAATCCTGTAACAGTTAATGTTGCAGCTGCATCTGAATAGAATAATAATTCGGCTGGATTATTTAAAGTGTCTGTATTGCCAATATAGAATTTAACAAATCTTGTTGTAGGATATGTTCCTATTGTCTTATAATAACTTTGTCCAACTTGTATTTCATAAGGATTTACGCCTATTGACATTGATAACTTAGTACCAAATATTTGATTATTTGCTGTAGTAGTTACATTTCCATCAGTTCTTATAGTTACTTCATCACCAAGACTTAAATCAGCAAAGTTAAATTGATTTGTTACAGTATTCCATAATTCAGTTACTCCAAATGGTTTATAAGTCTTTAAAGTATAAATACCTGCTCCATCATTCAATACTTTTAAATTTCCTGTGGTATAAGATTGAGTTGTTCCAGAGTGATTATAATCAATAAAACCATTCAAATCGATTGTATATAAAGGATTAGACGGAGTTCCTACACCAGATAATAATTTGCCTGTGGTAGTTACTTGGCTAATAGTTCCACCATTAACAGAAATTGAATTGTTTGATGTTCCAGCTAATTTTTCAACTGAAATAAGCGTCCAGTTTCCTGCTGAATATCTAATAATAATTTTACCAATATAATTATACTCGGGACTAATAGTGTTAGGATTTCCAATATTAACAGATTGAGATGTTAATGATTTAATAGTTGCCAAATTCGTATTTACAGTTTGTGGTTGAATAAATTGGTATCTATATCCTTGTGACCTATCATCTGCTGTAACTGGTGCGGCTAATACGAATATTGCTCCATAAGCATTTACAGGAAATAAAGTTTGAACCCAAGCACTACCATTCCATTTATTATAATATGGTTGATTAACATTTAATTGAATTATATCTGCCGAATTTAAAGTAAAATTAACTACATCAGTTCCTGTTAAATATCTATGTGTATATAATTTAGATGTTAATTGAGAATTTACTGTTACTAAATCTTCATCTGCCAATGTTGTAGATGAAATATCAGGTCTTCTATTTGCAACTGTTGTCGAAGCTAATGTGTAGCTTAAAATATCACCACCACTTTTACGATATGTACCAGTTGTTCTGTGAAATTCTTCGTGAACATCCCAAGGCATTAAACTATGACATTCTCTAATTGCGTAAGTATCTTTTGAAACATAAGAAATTTGAACTAAATCAAATGTCCAAGGATTAGTATCCCAAACAAAATTAGTTCCATCATAATATAAGAAATAATTATCTGATGTAATAGGGTGAGGTGTTGATACCCAACCATCTACTAATGCTGCAATTTTTCTACCACGCCAATATGCTTCAACTTGTCCAGATAAAATTATAGTTCTATTTGGATAGTCATAAGTTACTGACATTAAATCAGGATAACGAAATCCAGTAGGTTCTTTTGTTATATTTGGAATATCATACCACTTATCTGCATTTTCAAATGTCAATGGTGTTAAGAACTTATCATAAATCAATCCACCATTAACCTCTTGTTGCGTTGCTTGATAAGGAACTTCCATAAATTCCCAAGTTGCTCCATTAGAGAAGTATAAACCTGAGTTATAATAAGTTCCACCAAGTGAACCAGGCAACCATTTAGTTCCTTGACTATTAGATACCCAAAAATATCTTCCAGTAACAGTTGTTGGATTTGGTAGTGCTGAATAATTACTCACAACAGTTATATTCAAAGGAATATCTGCAAGATTTAAAATATTAACATTTAAAGCTCTTTGTGTTGGATTATAAACCGCATTGTAAGCCTCTGTATCAGTTAGATATACATTGGTTGCTCTGTCTTTATAAACATCATTTAATATTTCGGTTGTGGTAAAATAATT